GACCCCTCGAACAGGACCGGCGTACGTGGTGTCAGTTGGTGCAAGGTCACTAAGAAATGGCGCGCAAAGGTCTGCCACTTCGGGGAAACGCACTACCTCGGATACTTCTCCACGATTGAAGAAGCGGATGCGGCCGCCACCGCTAAGCGAAACGAACTCTTTACTCACAACGACAAGGATAGGAAGGCAGCATGACTATCACGGAGATTGAACCGACCACGGCGGGGGGGCAACAACCTGGCCTGCGTATCTTCAAGGAACTTCAGCAGGGCACGCCGGAGTGGTTGTATCAGCGGTGCGGGATCATCACGGCCTCGGTGGTTGGGCAGCTCATCACGCCTAAGACTGTGAAGCCGGCCGCTAATGATTATTCGCGGGCACTGGTTATGCACCTCGCTGCGGAACGGATCACGGGTTATGTGGAGCCGACGTTCACGACGGCGGACATGGAACGCGGCAACCTGTCCGAACCGTTGGCCCGTGACAAGTACGCGGAACACTATGCGCCCGTCGAAGAGATCGGCTTCATGGTCCGCGACTTCGGCTGGGGCAAAATCGGCTACTCCCCCGATGGGTTGGTGGGTGACGACGGGCTCATCGAAATCAAGGCACCGAAGCAGAAGAAGCACCTCGCCACGATCCTGGCTGATGCTGTCCCGCTGGAGTACATGGCCCAATGCCAGACCGGGCTCCTCGTCTCCGGGCGTGAGTGGATCGACTTCATCTCCTACAACGGCGGCATGCCCCTATGGCACAAACGTGTAGAACCGGATCCGAAGTGGCAGACGGCAATCGTCGACGCCGCCCGAGCCGCTGAAGAAGCCATCGAAGACCACGTCGCCAACTACGAAAAGGCTGTCAAAGGCCTCCCCCTCACCGACCGTATCGACTTCTACGCAGAAATGGACATCTAAATGAACGAGTTTGGCGAAACGCCCAGCATCTACCTCTGGCCCAAAGACCACGAGGAAGGCAACAAATACCCCGAGGACTTTTGGGAACGCGTGTCAACGGGCCTTAAATCAGTAGGAATCGAATGGGAGACAGTCTGATGGATATGAGCGAAAGCATTGCCCCGAAGAGTGACCAGCTCGACGCAATCGAACTTGTTGCCGGTCCTCGCACCTTCACCATTGAGAAGGTCAGCAAGAACAACGCTGAGCAGCCGTGGAACTTCCACCTTGCAGAGTTCCCCCGCCCATGGCGTCCTGGTAAGTCGATGTTGAGGGTCATGGCTGCCGCATGGGGCTTGGATGGCAACAAGTACATCGGACACCGCGTCACCCTCTACTGTGATCCGACTGTGCAGTTCGGCAACGACACCGTTGGAGGCACACGCATTTCGCACATGACCGGGATTGATAAGCCCCTCAAAGTGCCGCTCCTGGTCAAGCGTGGCAAGTCCGCCGTGTTCACTGTCCAGCCACTCAAGGAAGCACCTCCCGCACCCACCCGCGACTGGCTCGCTGAGGCTTCACAGGCTGGCGGGGATGTTGACCTTCTCCGGGCCTTGTACGGGGCGGCGCAGCAGGCAGGCGCACCACAGGACACCCTGAACGCCATCCGCGCACTCGCAACCCCCGCACCCGATGAAGCCCCGGCGTCGTAAACACTACCCACGATGCGCATGCACAAAGGTGGCATGTGCTGACCTCGACGAAGCCCGCCGAGTCAGGGCTGAGATATGGGCCGAACGCGGCGGCAACGAACTCGTCCGGTACTACCGCTGTGAGCATGGCAGTTATCACTGGACGCGCATGCTCGAACCAATCAACTAAAGGAATGACAGTTTGAAAAGCTTGACCGTTTACACCACGCCCTCTTGCCGTCAGTGCAACATGACGAAGAAGTGGCTCACCGGCAGAGGCATCCCGTTCGACGTGGTTGACGCCACCGAGGACGACACCACCGCGGACTCTATCCGGGCCATCGCAGCGGCTGACGGGATCGACGGCAAGGTGACCATGCCGTTCGTTCAGTACAGCACCGGCGACCCTGAAACAGATTTCCACTGGTTCGGGTTCATCCCGGACTGGCTCGAAAAATACGCAACAACTATCCCCAACCAGGAAGCAGCAGCATAACTATGGACGTGTTTATGATCTTCGACTCCGACCAGGACTGCGAGGCTACATGGCTCGTGGACGCATGGGATGAGTACACCATCGACGCCAATTACGAAGGCTACGAAGCCGCGATAAAGAAGGCCCGCGCCGAAAGCGAGTCCGGCCACATCGCAATTATCAAGTGCAGCATGGACGACGACAAAGTCCTCGCAGCCTTCCGCCCCACTGAAGTCCCTCTCACCATCAACGAAATGAGCAACTGAACATGGCGAACATCGAAGTAACCGGCAATCTCGGCTCCGATTCCGAACTGACATTCACCCCGAACGGGAAGGCGAAACTTGAGTTCAGCGTGGGCGACACTCCGAGGCGCCTGAACCAGCAGACGAACCAGTGGGAGGACGCCGGCGAAACAACCTGGTGGCGTGTGACCGAGTGGGAGCGTAAGGCCGAGTTCTGGGCCGAGCACCTCCGCAAGGGCACTAAGGTCCTCGTGACCGGCACTGGCGGGGTGCGGACGTATGAGAAGAAGGACGGCACTAAGGGTTTCTCTGCGGAGATCAAGCCCAAGAACATCGCCATCATCCCGAAGCAGGCCGGATCCGCACAGCAGCCAGCGCAGGGGCAGGGTTGGAACACGCCGCCCGCGAACGTTCCGGATCCGGCTTGGGGCAACCAGTCAGAAGCGCCTTTCTGAGTCGCCCTCGCTTTTTTCTTTGAGTACCCCGATACTTAAAGATACTTAGTTAGCACAGTACCCGGTGGCCCGGCAGCAATGTCGGGCCACCCACCCAACCCCTAGGAGCAAGTCATGGGCTCGTTTCATTTGTCAGTAGCAGACAACGTGGCCGCGCTCATGCGCTGGCACCAAGACAAACACCTCGACACCGACTGGCAGGCATGTTGCCACGAACCCTGCCACATCCTCGAACCAAACTTCAGAAAGGCGTGGACCCCATGAGCTACCGGTACCGCGGCACTAAAACCCTGGCAATGGAACAGGAACAGGAAGAACCCCTCAAAGCCGAGCGCGTGTTCGACCCGGCAAAGTGCGGAACCTACAAAGGCTACAAGCAGCACCAGAACCACAAGATCCCCCAGTGCCAGCCCTGCAAGGACGCAGCAGCCGCTTTCAAGCACGAACTAGCCGCCCGTCACAAGGCCGGGCTCGTGGTCCGCGAGTTCCGCAGCGATAAGTGCGGGACACTCGCCGGCTACTCCCGCCACAAACGACACGACACCCCCCTATGCGACCCCTGCCGAGAAGCAAGGGCAGAACACCGGGCCAACTACTACGCGAAAGCAGCAGCCTAATGAGCGGGTATGTTCACGCATCCAATGCGACACGGGAATTAAAGGAATCGATCAACGAGAAGCTCGCTAATCTCCGACGGTTGCAGGCCGCTGTTCATGCTGAGGAGTTGGCGAAGGAGCAGTACCTCGCTGATCTGTACCGTGAGCGCCGCCTGCGCCAGCGCGCAGGCTCTTACACGCCGTCCGCCGAGGCCCTGGCTTACCGGGATAAGTACGCGGACATCATCGCCGCACAGCCGGCACCCATCCACGGTGGGCCACTCGGACTGCGCAGAGCCGCAGACGAGATGGAAGAACACGAGAAGTGGAAGAAGAACGCCGCGTGACCGCCGCCTCACATGCCGAACGAAAAGCGGCCCGTAAAGCCGCTGACACCGACCGGAAGAAACAACAAGCCCAGGCAAGGAAAACCCGATGAGCAAACCACGCCCCCTACAGCCATGCGGAACACGAGCCGCCTACGACCGCCACACCAAAGATGGAACCCCATACTGCGACCCATGCCGCCAAGCACGACGCGAATACCGCGGACAAATCAAAGGCAAACCCCGCCACAACATCAACCAAACCCCCACCAAAGACCTGTTAGAAGAAATCACATTCCTCCTCAACGCCGGCGAAGGAACAGCACGCATCCTCCAAGCAACCGGATACGTCGGCCGCGAAAAAGCCCTACGCGACAGACTCACCAAACACGGACACGCACACCTCGCAAACCGCATCCTCAACCCCTGGGAACTCGCAGCATGAACAAACAAGAAAGGCGGTCGCCGTGAGGATCCGCAGCACTAAACCCGAGTTCTGGAAGTCCCGGCGTATCGCGTCGGTGTCCTGGGATGCGCGGCTGGTTTTGAAGGGCCTTGAGTCCTATGTCGATGACAATGGCGTAGGCGTGGACGACATCGAACTTATCGTGACAGACGTATTTCCTCGCGACATGTTCGCGAATGGTAGCGAGACTGTCGCGAGGGTGTCCGAAGCCATTACCGAGCTAAACCAAGCCGGTTTAGTACACCGATACGAGGCCCGCGGAGACAGGTTGTTGTACATCTCCTGGTGGGAGTCCATCCAACGCATCGACAAACCTGGCAGGGGCAGAAATCCGCGTCCTGACGGGACTTTCGACTACAAAGCATCCGAAATTCGCGAGAGTGTCGCGAGCCCTCCCGAAACCCTCGCGCCTGGAACAGGGGAACAGGGGAACAGGGGAACAGAGGAACAGGGGACAAAGACTTCATCAAAGCCTCCGGCTTCGACGCCGCGACTGCCCCCAACCCTGTTCGATCAATTCTGGGAATGGTACCCCCGCAAAGTCGGAAAAGAAGCAGCAAAGAAAGCCTGGGACAAAGCAAGAACCAAGACCGACCAGCAACACATCCTCCAAGGCCTTGAGAACTACCGGCTCGACCCGAACCTCCCCGCCAAGGAATTCATCCCCCACCCCGCAACCTGGCTCAACGAAGGCCGCTGGGACGACGAACCACTCCCAGCCCGCGGACAGCAGATGCGGCCCACAGGTTCGCAGGTCCGACTCCAGGCAGGCTTCGAACTCCTACAGCGAGTCCAAGCACGGGAACAGCAAGAACAGCAACTACTCCAAATCGAGGACTAACCCATGAACATCACCGATACCGCCAAACTCATCATCTGGATCAACCAATTCGACCCCTACGTGCAAGCCAACGACGCAGCCGCCCGCATCTGGCACCACTCGATGTCCCCGTTGCAGTACGACGAGGCCGAGATGGCCGTCGAGCAGCATTACCGGCAGAACCCTGGCATCAAAGCTGAGCCGGGTGCGATCCTGAAGCGTGCATTGCAGATCCGCAGCAGCAGGGAAGCCGGCACGAGGGCTATGGCTATCGAGGCGCCGCGTGATCGACAGGAGTTGCAGCAGCAGAACGCGCAGGACGGGAACCTGATCCGGTCCTGGCGGCAACGGAACCCCGAAGAATGGGCGCGACTCATGGCAAAAGGCGCCGCAGACCGCAAAGCCGACCTCGAAGCACGCGGACTACCCAGCCACTTCCCCGGACGAGCTGCTTAATGGGCTCCTGCTGCTTATATGGCGACTTAAAGGCACTTAGTAAGCTCAGCACCCTCCAGGCAGAAACTAGGCCCGCAGAGAGGCAGCTATGACTGCTTATCATCGCCAGAAGGGTTCCAGCATGGAGCGCCTAGTGGCTGACTACTTCCGCGACAACGGGTTTCCGTTCGCTGACCGGCGCGTGAAGACCGGCGCGAAGGACTGCGGCGACGTTGGCGGGGTGCATGTTCATGACCAACGGCTTGCTATCGAGGTGAAGAACACGGCCCGGTTAGCGTTGGGGACATGGGCTGCCGAGACTGAAACGGAGCGGGTCAACGACCAGGCACTAGCCGGCCTCATCGTTCACAAGCGCCACGGCAAAGGGCAGGCCGCGGATCAGTGGGTGACCATGACGCTCCGGGACCTCCTCGCCATCATCAACGGGTCTAGGCCATAATTTCGCTTGCTCACGCCGGTACTTAAGATGATCAGTACTTTTAAGTAGACAAGTGTCATGACACCCTGTAGTCTTTTCATATCGGAACAAGCCGAAGACGGAAGGCAAGACAATGAACACCATCAACCTCAAGGGCAAGCAGTACACCATCAAGGGCGAACTGCCGAACGGAGCTTTCTACCTCGAAGGCCCCAAGGGTGGAGACGTTCACTTCGCAAAGCCCGCCGGCAACGTGTTCATGTTCTTTCGCGCAACCGGCGGTACCGCGATTTACGAAAATGGCATCCCCGCCACCGCAACCCGCGAACAGCTCGCCGCATGAGTCGAGACGCCAATGAGGTCCTGGAAGAAATCCGGGACATCACCCTCGCGGCGAAGACCATTGCGGGGCGCCTCTCAATGCGGGACGACATCAAACGACTACTTGAGCAGGAAGGGGTGTGGCCCCAATGACCCGCGGCACCACCCGACGAACGTTCCGCGCTGAGGATGAGCTATGGTCTGAAGCGCAACGAATAGCCAAGGAGCGTGGCGACAACCTATCCGTCATACTCCGCGACAGACTGCGTGAATACGTAGAAGACAATAAAGAAGAGGACAGCGCCCGTCCGTAAAATTTGCCCATTTAGGTACTTAAAAGTACTGTTCAAGACAAGTATTTTTAAGTACAATCGACTCATGCCTCTCATGAGTGGAGGCCCAGAAACATTAGGGGATATTTCGATGAAGCAGTCGCCCGCCCAAGTCCTCCAACTCGCGGAGGCAGTACCCGAAAACGCCGACAACTACAGGGTTCTTCGTGAACTGAAAGCGGCGCTCAAAGACCTCGTCCTAATCGCGGAGGCAGCAAAATGACCGACCGTTACGAGCTGGCGAAGGACATCTTCCTCGCCGATAACTGGAAGAACCGTGACGAGGCCTTGCAGGACTGGCAAGCGGTCATGTTGGCGCAGGGCGACCGTACCTATGCCCACGCAATCGCTGACGGGCTCATCGCTGCGGGTTACAGGAAGGTTGGTTGTGATGCGTGATTTTTTCCGCCGCAAGAAGACCCAGCCGGCAACACCGTCCATCAGTGGCGAGGACAAGCTGATAGCCGCACTGTCCGGTTACACGCCCGAACAGTGGGCCGCACTCCCATCCCTCGCCCGACACGACGCACGCGAACACATCACCTGGAGACTCTAATGACTGCCCCTGAACTTAACGACCTCGCCGCCCAAGCCGAGCAGCAAACCGCCCGGTTCGAGCTACTCACCAACCAAGCCCAAACCAGCCGGCACATCTTCGACTACGACGCGCCACTCCCCGACCTCCACATACGCCAACAACGATCCTGGGAACCCGCAGCACGCCACTACAGGGACCTCACCGACGAAGAGAAGGCGGCCAACGTATGACACGCGAATGGGTAGACGATCGAAAGGCAAACCCATTCGATAAGCGGTGGGTTATGCGCTGCGACACCATCCACGCCAGCGGTCAGCGCTGCACCACCGAAGGCAACCCTTCAATGGTCCAACCAGATCTTGAACTGTACGTCCGACTTGGATGGCACATAGGGCAGGTATACGGCGACATGTGCCCCTTATGCCTCGCCGCCGGATACGTCCCATCATCATCGCCGCATAAATTGATGAACCTCACAGTCAAGGAGGTCCAGCAGTGACAGAAGCCGTCGAACATCCCAAGCACTACGGCGGCGGGGACAACCCATACGAGGCGATCAAAGTCATCGAAGCGTGGGACCTCAACTTCAACCTAGGCAACGCCGCGAAATACCTCAGCAGGGCAGGCAAAAAAGGCGACGCACTCGAAGACCTCCGCAAGCTCGCCTGGTACGTAAACCGAGAAATAACCAATCGAGAGCAAAGGCAATGACGCCATGTGTGAATATCACGAACAGCTCCAACGCATCAGTCACGAGTTCGACCTCATGCGCGGCACCGGCGTATACGACATGCCCCGCCTCAAAAACCTACTCAACCAAGCACTACAACACGAAGGACACGAATGAGCTTCTACGGCAAAGACCCGGAGCCCAAACCTGGCGCATCTCAGAAGCGGTTCACATACACCCTTCACGGTAGCGACCACGGGTACAGCGTCAAAGCGCAGAGCGTCTACTTCTACGAATCAGGGCATGTCGGCTTCTGGAACGAGCCCGAGGATGGGGAACGCGTTCTAGTTCTTGCGGTCAAGGCCAATGATGTCTGGGAGGAAGACGAATGACGGAACCTTTACCCCTTGAAAAACTGTTGGCTGAGGTGGATTCGGTGGTTGCGGACCTTGACCACGCAACACCTAGGCTCACACTCACGGCCAACTACGGCGAACGGACCAGCTCAGGATCCAAGTCCGCGCCGGCACCTGTGAACATCGACGCAGTATCAGCCAAACACGCACTCCACACCTGGCTCATGACCAACGCACTCCAACTCGGGCAGCCATTGACGGGCAGGTCACCGCAAGCACTCGCCAGCCACCTACTCACCCACATGGCCCTCGTAGTAGCGAACGGGTGGGTAGACTCCTGGACCAACCAACTCGCCCCACTCATCCGCGACGCAACCAACGCCGCACAAACCGCAGCCAAAAAAGAGTTCGCCGGCAAATGCCAAACCACCCACTGCGAAACCGACCTATGGACCACACAAGGATCCGACACCACACGCTGCAAAACCTGCGGCACCGAATACACCGCCATCCGAACCTGGCGCACCCAAGCACGCGACTACGCCCGCGAACGAGAACACGAAATCATCGCCTACCCCAACACACTCAGCCAACGACTCCACCACATCCACGGCGAAACCATCACACCCGAACACAT